GTATTATTCGCATGGCCGAAGCTCGCCGAACCATCGACGGTGATGTCTTTCTGATTAAGCGATCAAGTGGCAAGCTTCAGCCGGTTGAAGGCGATTTAATTCAAGATCCGCCAGATCGATCAGTCAATCATTCTTGGATGAATGGGTGCAAGGTTAACAGCGAAGGTCGTGCGTTAGCTTGGGGTCTTCACAAGCGTTCAACTGCTGGGCAGTATGAGTTTCAGAAGCAGGTTCGTTCCAGTGCGATCTTGCAACATGCGTTCTTTGATCGTTTTGATCAAGTCAGGGGAATTAGCCCGCTCGCCGCTGCGTTTAATACGTACCGAGACTGTTACGAGGGTGTTGACTACGCACTTGCAAAACTCAAAGTTGAGCAACTGTTTGCAATGGTGATCACTGATACCTCGTCTGATGGAATGGGTGAACACACTAAAACCGGCGACGGATACGATGTGTCTTTTGGGAAAGGGCCGATCAAATTAGAGATGGACCCCGGCGATGATGCTAAGTTCCTGACCAGCGACAACCCCGGTTCATCAACTCAAGAGTTTTTGAACATGGTTCTGGGGATGGCTCTTAAGTCGCTCGATATCCCTTTCAGCTTTTACCGTGAAGACTTCACAAACTTCTTCGGTAGTAAAGCTGCGTTCATGCAATACGACCGGTCATGTAAAGCAAAGCGAGATGACCTGCAGGACTTACTCCGCAGGATTACTGTCTGGCGAATGCAGTTGTGGATCCAAGACGGCGAGCTACGGTTGCCTCAAGGGATGACTCTTAGAGACATTCCATTCGAGTGGGTTCCGATTGGAATGCCGTGGTGGGATCCGGCAAAAGAAATCAAAGGCGACTTGATGGCAATTGGTGCCGGCTTGGATTCTCCGCAGCGAGTTTGTCGCGAACGAGGTCGAGGCGAATGGGAAGATAACGTCAGGCAAATCGCAAAAGCTCAGGCGTTTGCTGAAGAGATGGGCGTAAACATTACATTTTCTGCTGACTCGCAGCCACCTCAAGAAGAACAACCTGAAGAGGTTGATGAAGAAGTTGAAGAAGAGGAAGTCGAAGACGAGTCAGATGACAAAACTCCAGGGGATGATACTGATGCCAGCAAGTGACAAACCGACGAATTTTAGAAGCAGTGTTTCGACCGGGTCGCCTCGAGTGGCTCGCGATGCCGGTATGTTTGACGCCGGGCTGATTACAGACCTCTCGATCATCACGCGAGGTGAAGCGTTAGGTCATGACGTTTGGGTTGATCAAGACTTCCTGTCTGATGTTGCGGCAAGTATTAACGAAGCTGCCATGGCAAGTGCAACAGGCGGAATGAAAGCTCGGTTCACTCATCCCGGTTTATCCAGTGACGGCACTGGTCAGAAATTAGGACGAGTTCGTGACGCTCGCGTCGAAGGCGATCAGGTTATTGCTGATCTGCATTTTCAGAAAGCAGCGACCCGAACTCCAGACGGCGACTTGGCTGATTACGTGATGACGCTAGCTGAAGAAACTCCTGAAGACTTTGGCCTGTCTATTGTGTTTAGTCAGGACATGGAAGCGATGGAAGACCATGTGTTTCGTAACACACAAGGCAATCGCTACGTCTCACCCGATGAGGATAACAAGAATAATTACAAGCATGCGATGCTTGATGAGCTGAGGTCAGCCGATGTGGTGGACTCTCCTGCTGCAAACCCAGACGGTTTGTTTCAGCGAGGTCAGGAAGCCGCAAAGGAAGGCGAAGCTTTATTGGAATACGCGCTAGGTCTGTCCGACGCTAAGCCTAGCACGTCTCATTTTAGTGTTGACGCTGATCGAATGGCGATCTTTGTAACACGATTCCTTGAGCGTCATGAACTCTCAGTTCAAAAGAAAGTGGGTGACCTTGTGTCCGACGCAGAACAACCAGCAGACGAGGTTCCTACGCGGGAATCGTTTGCAGCCGAACTAGATCGCTATGTCGAACGATTCGGTGCCGAGTCTGGCTCAAAGTGGTTTTCCGAAGGTGTTCCGTATTCAGACGCCTTGGAATTGCATTTTGAATCATTGCAGGAAGAAATCGCAACCTTGACGAGTAAGGTTGAAGAACTCGAAGAAGTTATCGCCTCAATGGATCGAGGAGATGACGACGGTGCTGAGTTTGGTATTGATACCGAAGAGCCAGCCCCTGTCGAAAAGACTCTTCGCAACAGAATTCGCATCAACGGAACAGCTGCAAACAACTAGTTTCGGCTTGATTGAAATTTAACTTACAAAAATAAGGAGTTTTTAACGTGGCTAATGATCTTTTGGCAGTTGGCGATTTCATCGCAGATGCCCTCGATGTTGACAAGACGATTACGAATGAAGTGCTGAATGGCGCGCCTCTGGTCGCACGAATTCCAATTAGCGATACTTCTGACGGATCTGAAACGCACAAATATAACAAGTACACTGGTGCTCCAGTTACTGGTTTCCGTGCTGCAAATGCTGGTCGCGACTATGACCACTCAACCGATACGGTTGTTACTGCAACCTGTACGATTCTCGATTTTTCTTATCGAGTTGACTACGCAGTTGCTAACGCATGGCGACAGGGTCCAGAAGACCTGATCGCTCGAGAAGGAGTTCGTCACTTGGCATCTGCATTGTTCAAAGTTGAGCAGCAGATTATTTACGGCGTGACATCTCCAGGTGACTCTGCTGGGTTTGCTGGATTTTTGGCAAACACAGATTATGACGCACTGGCTGATGACATGGTCATTGGTGGCGGTGGAACAACTGCTGATGAGCAGTCTTCACTGTGGGCGTTTAAAACCGGCTTTAACGATGTCCGCTTGGTGACACCTTTCAGCCGAGGTATCACGCTGGGTGACACCATTATCACCGAAGCAAACGACAGTAATCACCCTGTGTATTACACTCCAGCTTCGATGTACATCGGACTGCAGCAAGGTGGTAAATACTCCGCTGGCCGAATCGCAAACTTAAGCGAAACGACCGACTCCAAGCCTCTGACTGACGACTTGATTTCAAGCCTGTTGTCAGAGTTTCCTTCCGGAATGGGACCAGACTTCATGGTCTGCAATCGTCCAATTCTGAAGGGCTTGCAACAGAGTCGCACAGCGACCAACGCGACTGGTGCTCCTGCACCATTCCCGAACTCTGCGTTTGGAGTTGAGCTGTTTACGACTGATGCAATCACGATCACCGAAGCGGTGGAAGTGTAAGCAAATGACTACGCCGCTTGAAAAAGCTGTTCAAGTTAGCCTCAAAGCTGTGAGAAAGGTTGCCGGTGCTCCGGTGACCTACTCACGCGGCGAGACTACGTTGACGATTTCTCAAGCGGTACAGGGCCGCACTTCCAAAGTGAATATTGACATTGGAGGTGCGGAACAGGTTGTCGAAGCTGCCGACTGGCTGATCAAGGTTACTGATCTGAGTAGCCTTGCTCCGCCAGAGGCAGGCGACCTGATAGTCAGAACTGTAGAAGGCGTCTCCTACACATGGACTGTCGAGACGCTTGAAATGGGTGAAGTCGAGTGGGACTGGTCAGATACAGCGAGAACCGCCTACCGAATACATACCCGAAAAGACGGTGTTTCAGCTTATGAAATCTCAGAGCCAACAGGCTTCGATTTGTCTGGCGCGGAGTTGAAATAATGGTAAAAGGCGCGGAGTTTTTTGGGAACGTGACTGGTGTAAATGAAACGATTGCCAACTTGCATAAAATCAATCCTTCTTGCGCTCGTCCTGCAGTTGCTTCTGGTATGCGAAAGGGAATGGCAGTTGTAAGGAAAGCAATCAAAAAAGAATGCGAGCATCCCAGTGTGTCACACACAGTAGCAAGCCGGTTTACTCGAGGACGAAAAAGAAACACACACATTTATGCGAAGGTTGGGCTAGGTGTAGGTGAAAGGCGTCAGGGAAAGTTTCAGAAGAGTGGTACAAAAAACAAGTACGGATACGGGATGTCAACCTATAACATCCACTGGTATGCGCTTGGGACAGGGCCAAGATACAAAAAAACGAATGGTCAGTATACTGGTATGATGTGGGGCAAGAGGGGAATGATTCCGCAGCCAGTCCGTTTGGGTTGGTTGAAATCAAAAGGCAAAGCAAAAAAAGTGATGATTGATCAAATGCAACGTAAGTTCATTGAGAACATAAAAAAGAAAATAAAAACCAAAGGCTTCCGCAAAACGCTCGGCGTTTAAACTCGCTGTTTAACAACTCTCTGAAAGGTTCAATCTAATGGCCCATGTTCCATCAAAAGGTACTGTGCTCAAACAATCAATCGGCGGTGCCGTGTTGACTGCAGTCGCGCAATTAACTGAAGTCAGTTATTCTGGTGGTGAGTCTGAGACTTACGATACGACTGTTCTGGATCAAGTGTATCCCGTAGGACATTCTCTTGCTGGCACAGCAATGGCAGGCAAAACGCTTAGCCAAACTGGATACAGCGAAGCTGGAGAAGTTTCGCTTGGCGGATTTTATGATCCAGCTTTGGCGGGTCATCAAGCAATTTCAGACCTTGTGACAACTCCAGCTGACTGCAATTGGTCAATCACTTTTGCGGAAAGCCCAACTGACAATAGTTACCGAGAATTGGTCTTCACTTCAGCAGGTGTATCATGGGAAGTCACAGCCGCAATGAGTGACGGCTTGAAGTTCTCAAGCACTTTGAAAGTAACAGGATCCCCAACCTATCCCACATGATAAAAGGTAAAAAAGAATGAAATGTAAATTCATATGCGTAATAGAAGCCTCACCAGAAGCTCCTGACTCAATCTGTTTTGAAGAAAACGGAAAGCGTTTTGTTAAAGAAGGCGCTGAGCACGAGCATCCTGATGCTTATAAGCTGGTCCATGCTGGATTCGCTGAATGCGTAGATGAAGAATGCAAAACAAAATTAGCCGAACTTGACACG